TTATATGTGAAAAAAACATTCTTGTAACATTCCCACATGTTCAAAATTAATTTTCAATATATTGAAACCACTTTGATTTGGAGTATATTTATCAAATAGTTGATTTCCTTTTACAAAATAATAAGACGATTTATCATAGTTTTCTTTTAAAACGAATTCTACAGAATGGTCGTGACCGACTAATATGATATCTGAATATTTTTTGTGGTAATTATTCCATACCTCTTTATCATCCCAATCCATCCACTCAGCATCGTGATGCATCATTGTAATTACAATATCATCAGGGGACTTGTCAGGAAGCTGGTCAGATGGCATTTTCATCTTTCCATTGACAATTTTCATTTTACCCTTTTCCTCATGCCGTTTAGAACACCAGCTAGTATTCAAACAATGAAATTTAATACTAATTCCACTTTCTTTTAAATTCAACTCATTCACTGTCAGGATTTTATCCGGATCACAGGACATAGCTCCAAACTTTTCCTTCCATTCCGAAGCAAAACTAAAGAAATTTTTTTGAATACCAGTGCAAGCTCTTAACTGATTAGTATTAGTTATATCAAGTTTTGGTGATGCGAGTAACGCATCTCTAACTCCTGCATTTTCATCTTCAAAATCACAGTCATGATTTCCTGGTACAAATATTGGATGAATTTCAACCTTGGGAAAACGTTTCTTAATAATTATACAGATTTCTTCCAATATCATCCCAATAGCTTCAAACTGATTTTCTTGTCCGGAAAACGCGAAATCACCTGTAACACAAAACAACATATTTGCATTTTCCGAATCAGTTATGTGATTACAAATTGCGCCTCCAAGCGAAGAGACTCTTTCTGAAAGTATTTCAAAGTCACTATCATCTCTAATATGTATGTCCGTTAAATGAACTATTATAAGCTCCATGCTTTTCCTCCTAAGTAATACAGTTTTTATTACAAAATATATTTGGGCAATATTTTACATTTCGTCCAGATAAACATCTTTTATCAACTATATCATGCCGAAGGAAGGTTTTCAACATTTCAATTTGGTAACATGCAATTCAATGATAGTATTTTTTTCTATAGATGAGGATGTTATCTTTCCATCAATCTATTACCATAGATTATATTCAGCCTCATTAATTAAAAATCCCTATGTACTGTTCACCTTCTGGCGCTACGTACATAGCGCATTCCAACGGATGCCCGGCCCGCGGCTCAAAATAATAATCCTTGCCGTCAATTACATGCCAATTGGTCAGAGCGTATCCATCCGGGTTAAAATAATACTTGTGATGGTTTATAATCTGCCAGCACTCCTTGTAATACTCTGTGGTGCTGTATGCATACCACCAGCCATTACTATCATGGTGCCAGCCCACCTCATACTCCGGCCGCTCTACCAGCGACCAGTCAGGACGTCCATATCCGTCAATCCTGCTGTTATCTAAGCTGTACTCCTTACAGCATACTGCTCCGCCATTGGCAACCACCTCGCTGCCGTCACTGGTGTTGCCCTCAATGGTCCTAACCTTGGTCATGGTGACCTCATAGACGATGCCTGTATGACAGATGCGCTGGGAGTTTTTAAAAAATATCTGGTCCCCCGGCTGTGGGCTGTCCTTGTGATACTGTCCCTTGGTTTTATAATACTGAGCCGATGTAGGGGTGTAGGCGGAGAATCCACCACCCAGAAGCTGCTGCGCCGCTACCCGGCCAAAAGCCTGCACAAAGCACCAGTCCACAAACATGTCACACCACGGCTGCCCCTGGAGAGATGGGTACAGGTCCCTGGCATACTTTGTATAATTGCTGCTGCCAGCATTCGCGGTCTTGCTGTCAAGTTGGATGTTACTACGTTTCTCCAGATATCCAATCTCATTCTTTGCAACATTCAGTAATTTATCTATTGATTTCATAAAGCCTCCAATCAAAAAAATAAGGCCCGGGACTATTCCCAGGCCATGAAAAGTTGTGACGTCACAAGTTGCGATATCGCAACGTCCGCTTAACCCCGCGACGGAAGATATTGGACCACCGCCTTTCTACTTCAGCTTGCTTTTTTCTGACTGAGTTCCAAAATAAAAACCAACAATCATGGTAAAAATCGTCAAGAACTGCTCGCCTGAAATCTCTCCAGTACAAGTAAGCCCAATAAAGCCACCGGTCAATGCCAGTGTCATAAGGCTTTTTACATCAATTAATTTCGCAAACTTCTCCTTCATTTTGTCTCACCTCTCACTTTATGTATTGAGCCATAATATAAATCAAGCCAGTAGCAAGTGCCCCTGCCATTGCCCCTACCATTGTGTTAAAAATTGTTCGTTTCATACTGCTCCACTGCTCTGCCGGTGCCGCTTCCAATTTTGCCAGCCTGTCCCCTTGCTTTCCCTGTACCTCAATCATGGTCTGCATGTTCAATGCCAGTTCCTTAACCGACAAAACCAATTCCTGTATGGTCTTACTCTGCTCTTCCTGTTCCTCCATGCGGTGTTTCAGGGATTTTATCTGCTGGTCGTGATTTTCCAGCTTTACTGCAATGTCCGTCTCGTTCATAATGGCACCTCCAATCTATATTATTTTTCCGCCATAATTTCCTGCTTCTGCACTTCAGTAATCCATCCCTTGATTACGGCATTAGCCAAACCGACCACTGTCAGTTTGCCGGAAACATATAACCTTTTCAATCTCTCATACATCTTCTATTCCTCCAAACTTGCCACTACTAATGCATCAACAGTTGCATTCAACTCGGAAACTTCCTTTTTAGTTTCGTCCAGTTCTGCCCGAACATCACCTGTTACCAGCTCGATAATTACCACCGTAGCAGTCACATCCTGATACTCGATAATAGCGTTGCCGTCTGCGTCCACAGTCCCTGTATCAACTGACTCCCTGCCGACCACATAGCCTTTCTGCTTTTTACATCCAATCTGGTACTTGTAACCCTTCTTGATGTCCGTCTCTTCACCGGCACTATCAAGAATGGTGATGGTCGTTACGTTTGCTGCCACATCGGTTTCACTATCCACCGCCGACAATGTTCTATTTCCCAGAAGAGCAATAATCGTCAGTTTGCTTTTGTCTGCGTTCTCCCTGAGACCTCCAGGAACAATTTCATAGATACTTTCATTGGCTAATTTAGCCTTTGCATAGTTAATCATGATGTGTTTTTTCTCCCTTCTATGCATAAAAATAAGACCTTGTAAAAGGTCAGTTAATAAAGTAATCTTGGTTTTAAATATTTAAAGTAGCAATTTAGCGAACAAAAATGTTATCGGGACCTATAATATTCCCAATATTACAGGTGTTTCAACGGCACCGGAAAATATCGCCAGCGGATATCATAATGTGGCGAAATATAGTAATGGACAATGCATTTATTCTGCCCTGGTATATGTCTATACATCGGCTATCTCTAACTCCGTCATTGGAACCATATCCAGCCAATATGCCCCAAAGCAGGATGTCAGCGCCTATGTATATGATTTTGCAGGAAACCGCTTCCTTATGGTGTTAATATCGTCAGATGGGACAATAAAACTGATGACGTTGGAAGGGACAGCAATACCGGAATCTGCGGTTAAAGTAAGGGGAAGTATCGTGTTTTGATAAATAATCATTTAAGCTCCCATGCGCTAAAAGCCGATGAGTTATCAGCAGCGATGCGCTGATATAGGGCGTTACTGATAGTAACGTATGTTTGAGTGGAAAATTGATTACACACAATACTACGAAAAACACCAGTCTCATTTACGGGATAATTATATGTGGTTAGATTACCCTGAGCAGGATTGCAGTAAAATATTATGTTGTGGTTTCTATAATCGTCAGCGTTGTTTTTACCTGACCATAGACCATTATTTTTTATAAGCAGCTTATCAGCTAAATTGCTACTTAACTCATTTGCTACTTCCGTCAAATTAGCTCCGGCGGTCAATTCTATCCCCATTCCAATCCGTTCAACCAATGTATGAATATACGCCTGTGTTGGTACCTTTTCCGAACTGTTTCCATCAATACTTGTTAGCATATTCTTCAGCAAAGCATTCTGGTCAAGGCTCATTGTAGTAGCAATAGCCTTGGATACCTTTCCCAACACAGATGCAATTGCTTCACCAGCAATAATATTCGCTAAATCTGTTGCCTGTGTAAAGGTCGTATCAACATCAATGCTGCCCTCCGCTCCTACCTTAATACCGTTACTTCCCTTTACAATTCCAACGGTTGCTTGTGTGGCCTTTTTTACAGATAAAGAAGCATTTGCATCTACCTCTGTAGTCACACCATCAGGCTTCACCACGCCGGCAATGTCAGCCGTCGCCTTACTTGCACCTTTTGCAGATACCTGCCAATAGGCTGTATCCGTAGGCGACGTACCAGCTGGAGGCTTTACCTTTGCAACGTAGCTACTCCCATCCAGCTCAACCAAGTTTCCCACATTATAATCTTTTGAATCCTCCCATGTCCCCATAGGAACAACCGCAATCGTTCCATATTCTACAGCCATTATACTGTTGCCTCCGTTTCTCCATAAAATTTGCCGTTTTCAATCCAAAAACGCATTCCCTGTGCTGCCTTATCACTCATCAATTTACCCGTTGTGAAATCTATATAAAATCGTGGAATAACTAAATCAGCTGTAGCCTCAACTTCTGATTTAATTGATTTACATTGCTGATAATACCAACCAGCGTTGTCTTGTGTATCTTCCGCTACCACGCCACCAACGGCATACCGCTGAGAAAGTAATGCGCTATCGGATGCCGCCTGTGCCTGTTCAATCGCATTTGATTCACTAGTTGAAGCAGCTTGTGCCTTCTCCGCTGCCACCTGGGCCTGCTGAGTCGCCACTTCTGCCTTTTGTGTTGCTATCTGAGCGTCAGCCGCTGCATTATTTGCAGAAGCTGAAGCATTGGTCGCTTTCTGGGTAGCAATCGCTGCCTGTGCTGTGGCAGTTTCAGAATCAACTTCTGCTGATTGCGCGTTGGAGGCCGCTACCTCCGCGTTGGTCTTAGTCTGCTCATAGTAATACTTGGCATTGTCTGTCTCGCTTCCAACAAATTCCGAATCACCAATAGCATACCGTTTCGCAAATTTCTGATACTGTAAAGCAGAATCACGGGCTGATTGGGCGTCCAACATATACTGGCGAAATTCGCCTTGAATTGCCGCATCCAATTTATCCATTGTCACGGAACCGTCAATAATCTCCGCAGTTACTACACGGTCCTTCATCGACATTGAAATGGTTGCTGTGCTGGAGAAAGTGTTGACGAATTTGGTCAAATCAACTTCCTTGGTTGTACCATCTGCTAGAGTCAAAATCAGAACATTATCATCTGTAATATCGAAATTAGCGATTACCTTCTCAATGTCCAAATCGTATGTGGTAACAGTTCCATTTTGTTGGGTAACGGTAATAACGCCTGTTTTAGCGTCTACCACAATTGAACGCACCAGGAGATTCACCAGCGATAATTCCGCCTTTTTAGAATCCAGCTGAACAATCCGGTTATCCGCCTCTTTTATACCATTTTCCGCATGGGATAGATTCTTCCGGTTTATGGGGGTTTTCTGTGACGGAAGATTTTGCCAATCTGTTATTTCATAGAACGGTTGATATGCCATTATCCATCACTCTCCTTTTCCGCCTGTTTTATGTAGTCTTTAATAGGTTTCCCTGATTCTAGTATACTGGCTAAAAGTCCAATCTTTCGTGCTGCCGCTATGCCTTTACATTCAAGACTATCAATAAAACCAACAATGGTCTCTATATCCTTTTTACGATATACAACTAATTCTTCACATTTTTTCATATCCATTTGTCCACCTCAAATCCAGATACTGCACTGCTCCGGCAAGAATTGCTACATAATTACCATATGGCAATGTATACATTCCTTGCCTTTCACTGTATCCGACCAATGTATAATCAAGCCCTAATTCCAACAATGTCGTTTTCACATCTTGCGCAATGAACCCTACACTATGAATATCACTGCCTATAAGCTTATATGCTACCGGTTGTAATCTGGAGATAATTTCATAACATTCCTTAGGACTGATTTTTTGAATATTCTCCTTACATCTTCCATCTGAAATATACTGCCAATCAACTCCATATACTGTACCAGTACAATATATACCCTTTGCATTAACATCTTCAAAAGAGCCTGTGTCTGCCTCTACTTCTCCATTACACACAATTCCTCTTTCTGCATATATAATTCCTGTTGCATTGAACGTTGCAGCCTTTATTATCGCGTCCGTAGCTTCAACAATTCCAGATGTATTGACCTTGAATTTCCCATTACCAATATTGATGCTACCACCAACAAAAGAAGCACCATTAATATTGCCTGAAAAGTTAGCATTACCACTTTCGTCAACCGTCAAATTATTTGCAGTAATGATAAAATTCCCTGTAGTTAACTCTATCCTATTTCCAGTTATTTTTAGTTCTGAATTCAGTTGACTTGTAACTTCACCTTTGGAAACCTTCTTGTCAACACGCAGAGCTATTTCATCAGCCTTTACAGATAAAGAGGCTTCTGCATCCTGAGCACGCTTAACTTCAGCAGTGATTTCATTAGATACCACTTTGAATTGAGCTTCGGCATATTCTTTTAAGTCAGTTACTTTAACTGATACTTCCTCGACTGATTTTTTTATTACAGCTGCCTTTCCCTCTAGCTGAATAATCTCTGAACGAATACCTGAGGTTTCTTCCAGTTCAAGGCTTCCATTAGCTTCATAGGTATCCATCATTCCTTGTATACCTTTTAACGTCCGCTTTAGGCAATAGGTTTCAATTACATCATCTGACGTATAACAGACAATACCATCCCCTACTTCAACCCAAGGAAGTGCTGGACCAGCTATTTTACATGGTCTATACAATCGCCCACTTATCTGGGTATAAACAACATCTGCAATTTCATTTAATTCTTCACTTGATTTACCATATACAAGAAAATTCCCTTGCACCACATAGCAATTTGTCCCCTCCTCATGCGACCAGCCACCAACATCTCCCTCCTCTTGACGTATCTGGACCTTATCAATCGGCCTAACTGTATAATCTTCATAACTGGTTTCTGACTGTTTATAAAAAGATAATGTCTCTCCCTGCGACATCTGGGAAGGGAATAAATCCTCATCCGGAAATAAATCTTCAGCAGGGAATAAACTTGCATTCTCAAGTGAAACGTATTTTACTCTCCCGGTCTTATCTACCTGTCCGAAACACCCATTAATTTCACATATGGCCTGTAGTACTTTCAATCCACTCAATTGCTCTGGCTCAATTGTCTTTGTAATTGACATGTCATCAAGTGGTAAAGACACATCAACCTGCCCAATTCCGATATGCCCGCATAATGAATCCCTGAAAGATTTTAGCGTCATTGGGAAAGTCAGTCCTTGATACCATGAAGCGACATCAGTTTGAAATTTTCTCATTCGATTGTAAGCGGTGATTTTCTTTTTCCTGCGGTCCGATTCCAACCTTATAAAACTTTTTACCCTATAAATTCCCATGGCCATTTCGTATCCGCCAATTTCAACAGTGAACATGAATTCTTTGCCGGTAAGGTCAATCAATACATCTGCCACGGTGATTTCAAACTGTGTAGCATTACACTCTCCAAATTTCAAATCATCACTTTCACATAGGCCTTCAGTGATTGTCAATGCTTCTGTAAGCACCTGCTCATTATCTATCACATAACATGGTTCTTGGTCTATTGGAAACAATTCATCAGAAGGAAACAGAGATTCCTCCGGAAATAACAATTGTACATCTTCATTGTAGAAATACAATTTCAAATGTCTCTGTGTGTCCTTTGTTATGTTGTCAGCCTTAAATAAACTCTTTATGCTCTCCGGAATATCCAGCATTTATTATCACCACCTAATATTCTGTGAATGTCACCTTAATTGGTTTGTACAAAATCTCCTTCTTCTCTTCATCAACCATATAAAATTCATATGGTACATCGGCAATATAAAACGCCCCCGAAACATACGAGGACGTATTGGGATTCCAATATTCGACTTCACATCTCACCCTATTGTCATGCGGTAAGAAGGTATTTAGTATTTCTATATCTTTCAAATACAAAGCAATTGTTGTGAATTCTATTGATGTAGCAGTGTGCGGAAGAGCATTTCGATGAAGTTCTCCATTCGCATCCCTATATGGGTCTAAATCCATTATTTGGTCTGGAGTGATTTTTAAGGATTCAGCCGCAATAAGTCTGGTAGGAAACGCTATTCCATTTATTTTTAATAGCCATCCTTCAAAAGCCATAATCATCCCCTCTTCACAAACAAAAACACCCAGGATTGCCCAGGTGTTATCATACTTCTCTCACTATAAATTTTACCACATATTTTTATGAATATTATGAAACTTCTTTATCATAGAAATATTCTGACAATATCTCTGGCATATCTAAGAATGACATTTTAGGGTGATAATCGCTGGTCTATTGCATGATAGAGGACATTATCACTTTTTGCATATTTCCTTAATTGCTTTCACTAGCATTTGCGGAGCAAAATCAACTGCTGATTCCTTTTCAATTCTCATGTATTTTATACTTTTAGTTTAAGACATCTAAACATATTTACTCATTATTGCGTGACTCTACAATCTTATATTTATTGTAGTCAGATTATACATAAACAATTTTCGTAACCACACAATATTTTTTCAACACATAAAACTCTGCTTATTCTTTCTTCTCTTAATATTATTGATTACACCGCCTTATTCTCGTAAAATTAATACATCTTATTTTTTACAAAAAAAAAATTGTAGGGAGGTGCATCAATGATAATACTTGTTTTAGGGTTGGCCTTAATAGTTTTAATTCTAATTACTATACTCTGTGCTCTTAGCAACTCTGATATAAGTGAATTGGAAATAAATGTAGTTCGTCCATGGAAATTTTCAATAAAATTCAAAAAGAAGATGACTCCAAAGAATTTACCCAGAAAATGAATTAAACTCGGTTAAGTAGCAATTTCACGACTGATTACTTAGCGTTAAATACCTTGTTTTCACAGCCAATATCTGAAACAGATGTGTGTTATGTCATGCGGTATGGACATATTGTATTTTTAAAACTTACCGTTAAATTTGCACAAGCTTTAGCCGGTACAACAACCTGGTTAATTCTACCAGAACAATTTCGCCCGAAATATTACGTTAAGGCACCAGCAACGCTCTTCAAAAATGGATTGCCCACCGGAGATACTGTTAGCATACTTGTTAACGGTGAAATTAAGACCGATAGTGGGGCCGATAGTGGGGCATGGAACTTTGTGTATACTTCTTATTATGTGGAATAATTATTTGCTAAGATAAATCATCTCAAAATAAAATATACTACTACCTTTTGCCCCTGAATCAATCGTTATGTTTCCAGTGTCGGCTATAACTTTAAAGACTCCATATCCCCCTGCGCCGTGAAACAAACATACCTTTTCCTGGGCTGATATAGGCAATCCGCTGATTACCAATGTATTATTAACTGTTGTATCTTGCTTCAAAGTGATAAGAGCATTTACTACACATTGTTTTCCTATAGCATAATAATTTGCAGAACCCGTGGCCCAATCAGAGTTTATATTAGCAGCACCTGTTTTTAATGCTAAATTGCTACTTATCATAAAATAAACATTAGGTAACAAAGAAATAGCCAGTCGTATAATCTTAACGGCTGGCTGTTTCTTTTGTTACCCAGCGTTTAAATCTGAAATTCATTAAGGCCGCCCTGATGCATGATATGAAAAATCGAATAACGACAGTCCCGGCTTACGAGGCATTTTGGTAGAAATACAGGCACTGGAACAGGCCAGGGTGAAAGCATAGATAAGAAAAGAACGTCCTCATCAAAGGGGGGCCACTTTTGGCACCCTTATGTTTTATTCTCATCTAATTGTTGTTATCCCAAACCAACTCCAAGTACACCTTTTCAATATCACTTGGTAATTTGTCTACAATATCAAAATCAGAGGCTGTTCCTCTAATTTCTATTGTGTTTTCCTTGGAAAGACGGTTCCTTATCTCTACATCAATAAAAATACCAGCATCATTCAGAGATGTCTTGCGTTCAGAAATCATTTCAAAAAAATACTTTTTCCCGCTTCCTTGTATCGCCGATTTTCTTTCCCCAAACTCATTTAGTTCCATAATATTTTTGTCTGAAGACATATATGAGCTGTCATAAACTGAAATAGAGTAATCTTTCTCAAACCAATACTGATCATCTTCGTCCAATGCAGATAAATCAAACTCTAAAACAATATAACCGCTATATCCATGTTCTGTTTTTAATTGTTGAATGAATACATTGCTCAGTTCAACAATCCCATCCTCTGTTTCTTCGATAAATGCCTCCGTGGTTACGTTAGGATTTTGTGCAGAACATCCCCATATCATCAGACAACTCACTAATATCAATATAGTATTCTTCATATGTACCCCCCTCCAATCTGATATCAAAATTGTATCATTTCGGGAGGGGATTTTCAATATTCCATCAGTCAATTCCTTTAAATCCTGTTTTCCCTGTGCGATTATAACGCTGTGCTACGCCTCTACACGTAGCATTATAAATATCTGAATCGCCAATTACTGTAGGATTCTCCTGCATTGCTCTGCTTTGTGCTCTATAAACTGCTTCTCCAAGTTTATCATAATCAATTATTCCAGCTAATGATGCACTCAATTCTGCGGTGTAATCCATGTTTATAGAACCAGCATTAAGACTAGGCAAGGATACCTTTGGTGCCATAGCGTATTGATTTAATAAATCATTTCCCAATGTATAAGTAAAATCAGACCCCGGGAGTGCTATGCTGTATCCGTTCAATACGGATTTCATAGAATCTATCCAATGTTCTATCATTGGCACGGTTTTGTCCATTTCAGCACTAAACTCATCGTTAAATCCAATACCAGCAAATGCACCAAACTGTCCCATAATTTTGGAAGGGCTATGTTCATCCAATCCCTTCTTTCCAGTTACAGTTTCCTTTATTTCATCAACTTTTCTTCCAAGCCATGAATCATCCCACCAGTCCTTCATTCCCTGCCAGAATCCCTTACTTGCATTGGCTCCAGCATCATAAAGAGAACCAACACTTTTATCATTTGGATTAAACTCATTATTCATAGTAGTTTTTGCTGCACCAGCAAGATTTTTAGTTTCATGCTCTACTGTACTTTGACCACTTTTTATTCCTTCAGCCAGACTATCAGCCCCATCAATTCCAAGCGTCTTAAATTTTTCAATAAGTCCAGGGCGCTCTGATTCTTCTGCTGATGAAATTTGTGCCAATAACTCAACTGCTTTAGCCTGTACTTCGGCGCTTGTTTTTGAATCACCCAACTGTTCTATCAGTGCTTCAGGAACTTTAATTCCCAATCCGGCGAATAATTCGATTAATTTCCCTTCTTCCAAACTATGTCCATTTTGTATTTTGGCAAGTAAATCCATCGTCGATTTCTGTACCGTTACTTCTCTTTCTGAAAAATTCTTCACTATTGTGTCAGGTAAATCATAGCCAATTTGCTCAAACAATGATTTTAATACTGGTATCTGGACTTCAGTACCGCTTTGGATTTGCATAAGCATCTTTGTAACTTCCGCTTGGGCCTCAGGTTCCATTTCAGCAATAGCATTCGCTAATTCTTTTGGCAATGATAATCCTAAACTTTTAAAAACACTCTGCACTTCATCTCCAGATGCTTGGACACCTTCTGCCAAAGATTTAAAGAATTCTTGAATTGGAGTAATATCAAAGTTTTCATCCAAAGCTAAATTCTGCATGAAATCATCCGTTAGAGTTAAATCCAAATTAGAGAATTCCGTATTCAAGTCTCGCAAGGATTGTTTATACTCGTCTGTAGCCATTTTACCTGCCCTTTTTGTTTCTATAGCTTCTTTTTCCTTTTGTGTATTTTCATCAATAATACCATTAATGAATTTAATTCCTTCGCCTGCCTTTTTTTCTGTTTCTTGTGCTTCTTTCAGGGTTTCATTATATTCTCCATAAACCTTTTCCAGTCCTCCAACTGCCTTTACGAAAGCCCCCACTTCATTCGCCTTAAATCCATAATCTTCAACATTCAAGATTTCTCCATTTAAAGTAGCTGCCCCCATACCAGTTTTTATTTTGTCTACGCTAAGATAACCATTCTTTATGTCATCAAGTGCCTTTTTTGTTAATCCTGCTTTCTTAAGATACTCGTCTGTCGCATTATTCAATTCATCCTCTGCGTGTTTAGAATTCATTTGTGCCTCATACTGGTCTTTATAGGCCTTCTTCAGTTGTTCTTGCGCTGCCTGCTTCTGTGCAAGGCTTTCATATCCTTGTATTACTGCATCCAGCGACTCTTTCTGAATATCTAAATACCCTGTTTCATCATCAATATATCTACTTAAATCAGGAATAATATCAACAAGGTCTGCTGATACCTGCTTTAACCGTTCTTTCTCGCCTGCACTTAAGGAGGCTTTATCGGACAGCTCATTATACTCTTTCGCCAAATCCCTTGCTACCTGTGCTTCTGCCACACCAGCGGTTTCAACAGCATTTCTTGTATTATCCAAACTTGTGTTAATCTGATTGGTTTTTTGAGAAACCTCATCATTTAAATCACTAATAGCCTGAGAGAACTGACCAATCGCAGAGCTTTTAGCCGCCGCATCTGTAACCTGCATGATATGCTGTGCTATTAACAGAATTCCTCCTGCAATAACAGTAAATGCAACACCGCCCAATGCTGATGGTCCGAGCGCTGCTGCCAAATTCTGCAAAATAGGGCCAGACTTAACAATCCCTGGAAGTAAACCAGCAAAGAACTTTAAATTGTTCGTAAAAGCAGTTATTAGTCCTCCAGTCTTTACCACCATTTCATATGTTTTAAAAGTTGCAAAAAGGCTCAAAAAAGCTGTAGTTAATCCTGAAATCACAGAAACAGGTATGGCATTTAACACCTTTGCCATGAAATCAAATGCCTTTCCTATTCCATTGACCAACGTTTCAAGCGTCGGTGACACAATTGGAGTAATCCCTTTGATAAAGTTGATGAGTCCCTGCCCAATACCAGAAACAAATTTCCCAAGCGCCGAGGCCAGATTTTTAAATCCTGAAGCTAAAACAGACCAATTCACATCAATCACGCCGAACTTATCTAGGGCAATGACAATTCCAGCAATCCCACCGGCAATCGCAACATACTTCATAGGACCTATGAGCCTAAAAAGTTTTTGCAATGGACTATAGATGTTTTTTACACCTTTAGCCGCTGCATCTATAGTCTTGAATCCCATAATTCCGGTTGCAACTATGCCAAGAGCATAACCTATCTTTTCGGCTGTCCCAGGGTCAATTTTCCTCAATGCGTCTGCCACACTGTTTATACCATTAGGAACTGTGAAGTTAATAAAATCTGCACCTACAGACAGTAAATCTCCAAAAAAGTCAATAAGCCCTTCCCCTACCTTCATAGAAAACGGAGCCAATGCCTGCCAAAAGTTCCGCAGAGCATCGTTAACCGCCGGAAAATCAATCTTCATCAAAAAGGCATTTATATTGTCAATGAGCATAGGAAGTCCGGTGCCAAGGGTCCATTTTCCTACAGGAACCAGAAATTCATTCCAAAAATCTTTTAGGGCAGTCCATGTAAAATCCCCCAGACGGGCAAGCCCTTCATTCCAGAGTCTCTTTAAAGATTCCCTAGTCGGCTCAGCAGCTTCCCAAATACGTTGAAAAGCCCTTGTGATTTTATCAGCCAATTCTTGAGCTGAGTTCTCCATATTCGCAAATGCTTTGTCCCATGCCAACTGATATTCAGAGAATGCATCTTCAAATGCATCGTCCAGCAGACCACCGGCGCCGCCACCAGAACCACTGCCACCGCTTCCTGAATCTTTTTGTGAATTAATAACATTCAATTTATCAAATCCCTGGAGATTGTCTGCCATCTTCTTTGTGTTCTTTACCGCATCACCGGTGCTATCCGCAATACCGTCAGCAGCATCTTCCATATCCCCAAAATCCGTAGCCGCGGAGCCAATGGAAGAACTAAAACCGCCTATCTTTATTCCCAACAAACCGCCTATCCAAGAAAACAATCTTTGTATGGCGATGACCAGCGCATTTATGTATGGAAGAACTTTTGATACTATTGGTAGAAGTAAATTGCCTATAGTTCTAGCCAAATTTGCAAAATTGGCCTGTAATAAGCGCAACTGGTTTGCAGGTTGTCCTATCGTAGATGCCATATCTCCCCATGCATATTTTGTAGATTGGAGCAAAATAATAGTCCGCAGAAGTGCTTTATCCTGCTGTCCCAGTTTTGCTATTTTAGCATCTATGCCTAACTCATATAGTTTCTCCTGCAGGTTTACATTACGAATATTAACACCGTACTTATCCAAAGTTCGGCTCATACCAACCATGCCAGATGCCATATCCTGCCATACATCCTCAAATTTCAGGTTCTTCACAGAGGCCAAATCTGCGCCAATCATGGTCAGAGCATTGGACAATTTTAGAGCTGTCTCAGAAGCCACGCCCATGGATGAGGCCATCTGCCCAAACGTTGCCTGATAATTCATAAGCCTTTCAGGGTCAAATCCAAGGCTAGGCATTCCGGTTGCTATTAGATTCCCATAAGCATCAGGTTGAAATCCTGTCATTTTACCTGTCAAGGCTTTTGCTCTCTCGCTGAAAGATTTTGCATAAGCTTCAGCAGACTCATAACCTGCCTTTTTCCATTCACCTGCCGCGTTTCCTGCAACTTGTCCCCATGCAGCGTCAAAGTAATTCAATGTTTCTATATAATCCATGGATGATTCTGTAGCTTTCCACAATGCTTTGGCCCCACGAATCAACAAGAAACACTTAGCATAGAACATACCTATTTGAGAAACTAAACCTTTTGTAGCTTTGGTCGCTCTACTTGCGCTACTGGAATATAAGTTTAAACCCCGGTACATCGCCGTCGATGCACTGCTAACTCTTGAACCATTTCCGGCCAGGCTTGCCAGAGCGGTTGTCATTTGTATAAGATTCTGGCTTACTGCTGGTGCATGGGACAATGTTGCCATTAATTGACTCAAAGCTACACCAAGCGCCTGAATATTTGGAATTGCTGTGGTAGCCGACTTACCCCCTAATTTTGTTATAGAAGAAACCAGATTAGCTAAACCAGTAGTATCAAAATTAAGCGCACCTATCCCGTTCATACCACTCACAAAACGTAGCATCTGGTCTTTAATCGGTTTTAAATTCATTGCCGCCTGTGTTGCCTTAGCTCCCCCAAGCCTAGTTATATTACCTACAAAGCTATTTAGTCCTGTAAAATCGAATGTAACGCCTCCCACGGTATTCATATCCATAATAAAAGCCCGCAGAACAGCTGAAAGTTGCGGAAGGTTTTTTACAGACTGTGTAGCATTTATGCTCCCAAGTCGGCTCACGCTGTTTACCAACGTTACCAGTCCATTTGCATCAAAAGTTAGACCTCCAACGCTATTCATTCCAGTAATAAAATCTTTCATACTGGTTTTCAAAAACTCCAAATTTTGTGTTGCTTCTGTGACTGTTGCTCTCCCCAGTTTAGATATGGCATTTGCTATATTCGAAATCCCATCAGAATCCACATGAATATCATTAAGCCCCATCATATTAGCTGTAAACGTAGACATGGCCTGAGCCGTCGCTGCAACTCCCTGGGCATCTACTGTTGCCAGCTTATTCATTCCAGTAGCAACTCTACTAAAATCTGCCGTCTTAGTTCTGTTATTAAAATTCTGAATAGAAGCCGATATCTGATTAATTCCGGACGCAATATTGCTCACATTGGACATTTCCAGGCCCGTAATTGTGGACTGGAGTTTCATCATTTGTGCAATAAATTTATCTAGTTTAGCATCTGCACTTTGTGTACTGGCATCTATCTGGACCTTTAAATCATCAATCACATCTGACATAGTATTCACCTACCTTTTCTGAATATTAAAAAAGGCGGGTGACTGCACATCACTCGCCCTTTGGTTTACAAATTATCAGATTATTTCTCTGCCATTCACTGACAATAGTTAAATGAGCAAATAGGATATGACTCCTACTTGCCCTTATTCTCAGATTCCATTGAATTAAAGAAATTCAAAAATTGTTCTAAAGCTTTCTCTTCTTCCTCTTGCTTTTCTTCTGGAGTCAATGGAGTCACTCTAATTGGTTTTTCTGGGTATTTTCCCTTTCTCCTACGCTTGACGAATGGCATTGCATTACATACCGTGGCATCTAATGCAGCAGCAACATATTGACCCATTAGCCACATTTCGTCACTACGTTCCTGTTGTCTCTGTCCATATGCTTTAATAAACGGCATCATTTTGGAAGGATTGAGATGCCAAAACGTCGCATAGGGCACCCCTACCTTAATCCCCAGCGGAAGATAATGCTCCCAAATTATTTTGTGGAAGTTGACTTCCTCTTTCGGTCTGTCGGAACTTTCGGTAATGTGGACTGTTCTGTCTCCTTTTCTGCTTCCTTTATTGCCCTCTCCATGGCCTCCGACATTTCCTTCAGATACTTGTCCAGGCCGGTGAGTTTGAAAAAACCATCTTCCTCCATGCACTCCTTCAGGAACTCATACATTCCAGGAAAAGTTGCACGTTCATCATTTGGATTTTCCTTTACAAACTGTTTAAACAGCTGCCTTGCTGCTTTTTCATCTTCAACAGGATTATTTTCCAGCAGACCCGCATAAAAGCAAGTAATGGACAGGGACGCCATATCGGAAAACATATCGGCTGTTCCATCCATCATAGCCTCTGCCATTTCAGCCTTTCCCTCTTTTCCAGTGATTCCACGCTTCATAATGTAGCCACCAGAAACCACTTTAAATACTTTGTCCACGCAGTCCTTATATTCTGCTGCTTCAAAGGAAAATTCCACTTTATATTCATTTCCACCAATCGTTAATATTCTCATCACAAATTACCTCCCTATTTCTTTTTTATGCCGGTGTGTCCACTTTTTCTGTTGGTTTAATCGGTTCAGCCCAGCCAATTTCTCCCGTCGGAGTTACGGATACTGTAGTATCCCAAGCATTGTCTACATCGGTAGCCGACCAGCCAAGGCTTGACGGAGTACAGGTAAAGAAAAAGGCTTTCTTTAACCCGGGATGGAAAAATTCTAGCCACATGCGCTTATCTGATGCTTTCGCTGTCTCATATTCCTCACAGATACCTTCCCACATCTCTCTAAAGCCGTCTGACATACCAAATGTAATTGCAATTGCACCACCTGGGTCTTTTAATCCGTCAATATACCGCTTCCAAACAGTATCATTAAGAGATGTTACGTCGTAGGTTGCAGTTTCCGGGTTGAAATCCGGTATTGATTTTGGATTTGGCAGGTCGATAAATGCTGTTGGTTTTGTACCTGCGGTTGCCTCAATCGCATACCCAACATGAATTCCTGCTGTGGAAAGGTCCACAAAATTTTTTGCCATAGCTTTATATCCTCCTTGTAATTCACATAAAAAAAGAACCTCACCATTTTTTGGTAAGGCTCAAAGCTTATTTGGTTTCTATATGATATCGCCCTCGCAATAGGTTCTTTTAAACCTTGCAATCCAGCGGTATGCTTCTGTGGTACTGGCCCTGTCTATCTCAGTTGGACCATAGTTCATTGTGAATCCCATCTGCCGCATCAGCTCCGCTGCATGAAAAATCAACTGGCGTGCTTTTGTGACAGAAGTTGAATCGTAAACTGTAATCTCAAAGGCTGCATTGACAGCACATTGGTGATTTTGTAAGTCAGATGACGAAGTTGGCTGGCCCAATGTCTTTAAGTATAAATATGGAAAAACCGGAGGGCACTCATTCCTTGTAGTCCCACTTCCCTTCAAATGCTTCTTCATTGTCTCATCATTTACCAGCCTGGAATAGACCAGTGAGGAAATGTCAATCATCAGCCGAACACCTCCTTCGTAATCGCCACTACCTGTTGCCGGATAGCCACAGAAGCGTTGTACATCGGCATTGTAGCCTTAACGCCGTAGGAATGATGCCATTTATCATCATCTCCCAAGTACCACCATCCATCTTCGTTAAATGCCCACTTCTGACCAGGGAATGTACCAACACCCATGCCAAACTCTGGTGCTTTCGGATTCCCGACATGGTTATACCGAATTCCGCTTCCGAATTCAACTAAACATAAAGTTGAGATGGTTCCATAGTCATTCGATTTTATCTGCCCGGCGGCAACCAGCATAGCTTTGCAGCCATCCGCCCGCGGCTCCATCTGAATCCGAAGGGTAATGGTTTTGCCCAATGGCGATTCCCCTACCGCTGTCTGCGCCACAATCAAACCAGCTCCTGCCAGTCTCTGGCACAGTAATTCAGTCTTGCGGTGTAAATCCTGCTTGTAGTCCTGCAACTGGTCAATAATGCTCTGAATGCCTTTTGATGACAGATTTCCTTTGATAACTCGTTTAGCCATATCGACACCTACTCAAGCAGCGAAGACAACGTCATAACTTTGTCATAGGTTTTCTATCTCTGGTTTACACGGATACAATTCTCCGTTTACGCCCTGGATAATGTAATCACCTACACTGGCATGATGCACGCCTTCAAGTGTTTTGATAAACAATTCCACCGGAGGCGAATCACAATCCATGCTATCGTAATACATTACACCATCATCAAAGGCCTTTTTCGCCCATGCTGGCACATACCATTCGCCGTCTTTTCCTTTTAAATCACCATCATATTGAAATGCTTCAATTTCAACTGGCTTCTTTCTGAACTTAGCCATGCTCCATTCCCTCCGTAATCTTCTTAATCGCATAGAGCGCCGAATTTAAGGACTTTGCAACCTTGGCGACCTTGTAATCAGCAGTGTTCGTCAGATTGCCGCCAGCGTCAAATTCTGGCTTCCTATCCACGAACAAAACCGATAATTCATCAATCGGCAACTCCATGTTGCAAGAAACCATTGTCTTATCATATGACAAATCAATTCCAAATGGGTCTGACGAACTTTCGCCACGGTTAGCTGACACATTCGCCCGAAACTCCACAGGGGCAGAATATCCAACCTTTGTCTCACCGGTCCGCAACGGTTCTCCGGTTATCGGGTCAGTAACGATATTACCGTCCAAGTCCGTCTCATAGACTGGGATATTATCTTGATAAAGCTGATACCATATAGTTTTCTGGTTACGTTTTAGACCTCTCATAAAATCACGCTCCATAACTCAACCCCACATATAAATGTTCATACAGGGACTTATACAATTCCTTTTTGATATCATCTTTGTTCACAGATGTCATAATACCGCCTATATTAATCTGTGTTGTCTCACGCAAAATTGGAGACGCCATTGATTGAATTGAGCCAACGCTTGTGGTAGCCACCTCCAACTCTTCATGGTAAGCGCAAGCCTCTATGTACTTGCGACTACATATATATCTGTTAGGGCATTTCTGGCATTTGGATGCCATCTTACTTATAGAACCCATGGTACCACCGCCTTATTACTCAACCATCACCCAATCCTCTGCCAGCACATCACGAATGGATGGAACCCACATAGCATGAGAACCATCAACCGTGTTAATCTGTAAATACGGCTCACACCGGAATAAATCTCCCTCATTCATTCCCCACGCCGCAGCTGTCTGCTTGTTGCACGGGATTCCATCTGGATAGCCTTTCTGATAGACCACGAACAAGTTTTTGCCATTCCAGCCTTTACGGGTGACACGCTGACCGCGTTTTAACCTAGATACCGCCTCTCCAAATGAAAAGGTTGACACATCAAGTCCCGTAATGGAATCTCCATCGACAATTTCCCAATCATCAGCCATCATGTGGTCGATATCAACAAAGATACACTCGGTTTCCATAAAAGGGACTTTGGAGCCATCTTTACAATACATAACAATAGTTCCTTCCTCCTTACGCCAGAATCCCTTCCATGATGGTCTTTTTATATCTGCGCCCTGTTTCAGCGCCTCATAAGCCTCTTTAAAAAACATACTTTGCCTCCACTTTCTTTTACCAGTTTTTTGAAATACTCTTGAGTTAGAATGATATTGCGCCCACACGGCGGCAAACCATTCTCTGCATATGTTGACACGCACCCAAGGCTCAAATCGAAATATTCACAGTTTCTGCATTTATCGTTACCTTCATCTACTGGCAACATGATATTTACCTCCACTTCCTCCCGATTTGAAAAATGCGCTTGCCCACCACCATTATCAGCACATACCCAGCGCCCAGCCGGGAGGTTTAGCTAGGCACGAACCATCTTTTTGCATTCTACCCACCACCATTAAAGAATGCACCCTGCGGATTGCTCCACGCACAATCTTCTAAAAGGAGAGTTTTTTAATCTGCATCTGCGGCTTCTCCAGAATCCTCAATCATGTCACAGATTTCATCAAAAGTAGTTCCCGGGAAAGTCTCCCAGCCCCTTGCCTTGCAATACGGGCAGTCATCTGGATGCGATTTTCCGGTTGCCGGTCCAAACTGTGCCATATGCTCCACATATTCTGCCTGCTCTGCTGGAGAATCAAATGTAATCACTCTTTTCACTGTATCATATTTAATTGTCATATCCTCCTGATATTAAAAAATTTTCGCCATGGGCACAACATCAAAATAAATGTCGTCCTCGCTCTGGTAGCTCCGGCTGATTCCATTCTCCGAATGGCTATTCTCGCCGTCAGCCCCCTGCTTTGCCCAGTAATAAATGGCAGCTTCAAATATCGTATTCCGATAACGTTCCACTGCCGTCTCTTTTTCTTTATCCGTGTATCCCCACGGATATCGTTTCGCACAAACCTTTCTGATAGCTCGGTTTATTAAAATGAGCAGAACCGGATTATCAGCTTCGCTCACTTCGTCTCCTAGATATGTAATCATATCCTGTAAAATTTCCGCTTCCACTCATCTCACCTCGCTATCCTTGTTGCGCCAAAAACTCATTGATAACATCAGCCTTCAAAGTCTTTGTAATGCTATACCCCAAATCAGATGCCAGTGCTTTAATCTGAACGACTGTCATTGCCAACAAATCGCTTTCTGAATAAATTACTGGCTCACTGCCATTATCTATCTTCACGTGCTCTACTGACCGGCTGTTAAGGGTATAGCCTGTCATTCCCCCGCCACGGTTACCGTTGCAATAACCATTCCATACGGGTCAGGCAAAACCGGGATAAACATACCAGAAGCTTTTGTCCATTTTGCTACCGGGTCTTCGGTCGCCCACATGGTAACGGTGACAAACATCTTTTCAAATGCAGCCTGGAATGCAGCGTACTCATCTTCCTCTGGAGTGGGACCCCAAAGTCCGGTGCCAACACGTCCACCCATGCCTGCGCTGAAGAAGGTCACCTTATTCTCATCAAAATATCTCTGGTTGGCACGACTTCCATCTGCCTTAATGAACGAGAATTGTTCATCACAAGTAAGCAACGTCAAACCAAACTCCTCAACCAGCGTCGCCCTTAATTCAGCCATGGTAACAAGCTTACCAACATTGATACCACCATAAATGGCAGTCTGCAGGGATTTGTTCTTCCGCATTCTCTGCACCTGGGTGTCAGAACTCAGCATATAATTAAAAATCTTACCCTGGTCTTTACCGATTTTCACAGCTTTCTGAATATCGCCAAAAATATCATATTCTGGATTAGACCAATCACCAAATGTAATCTTCTGGTTAGTCGGCACACCAAAATCAATCGTCATATCAAGGTTATTCTCCTTGATTCTCATGATACCGCGGCTCATAAGCTGCCCTTTAGCTACCTTCGTTCTAGTAACCACGGATTCGGAAAGACGTCCCATATCATCAAACACCCAGCGAACCAGACCGTCATCGTCCGGCACACCGTTGGTAATGTACATCTGCAACTGCTCAGATTGGTTAATTTTTTCTTTGATGAATAATTTTTCGGTCAACACCTTCTCGAAGGTAGGTCTGCTGCCAATATGTGCCTCGGTGTCCAGTGCGTGAACGTAAGCAGGCGTCGGCAGATTCTGTCCCTGCATAAGTCTGTAATACTCTGCCTTAAAGTACTGTGTCTTCACATCCGGGAACAGGGTATCCAGAACAGTTGGCCTTGCAACTGCAAAATTCTGCGAGAAATTAAGCCTCTCGGTAACACTGATAGTATCTAATACATTAAATGGCATGTTGCACCTCCTTAAAATTCTACTTCCGGAGCATCAAGGAAAACAAATCCCTTGGCTTCCAGCGCGGTCTTTGCTTCTTCTGCCAGCGCAGTTTTCAGACGGTTGGCATAAATCCTCCCTGCCTTAATTACAGATGCCGGACGCTTCTCATCATCGGTTATATCAATAGTTTCAAATACAATGCCTGTAGCATTCGCATCATTAGATGGGAATACCGTTCCTGCATAAATCAGTTTCTTATCATCCACCTGGATTGCCATAGCCTGAGTAACCATTTCAGTTTTCTGTACCAGGCCTACGGCACTTTCTAAAAAATTCGGCAGAGTATATCCCTTCACAACTTTCATGTAAGCCATCTCATATCCTCCTTAAAATGTTATTGTGGGAGCCTGAACCGGATTGCTCGCCGGTGCTGACTGCGGGTTATGTTGCTGGGAATACTGTTTCGCATATTCAGCGGCTGCACTCTTTTCTTCTCCTCCTCTGGTCGGGTCACCTTTTCCACCAGTCCCTGGATTGGGTGTGTTATTAAAATTTTCATTCTTCCACTGCGTTTTGTTTTCTTCATCCCTCTTGGAAATCCCGTTGACAAAAGATTCAGCATTTGTTTTTGCCGTTTCCAAATCCAGTGCCGAAAGAGCACCAATTATTCCGGAAAATTCCTCTCCGGTCAGATTAGCCTTTGCAAAAATACCTGCAACTGCCGTCTGGGTAAGCTGTTTCTGTAAATCTGCTGCCCTTTGTTCTGCCGCCGCCCTTGCCTTCTGTTCTTTTTCAATTTCCGTAAGATTCTGCTGTCCAATCTCATCCAACTGTTTTTGCAGTTCTGCCGCCTTCTGTGCATCAGTTTTATACTTATCAGCTTTTGCGTTTGCTGCCTGAACAACCTTAGCATGGTCCGCCATAACCTTCTCAACCTGTTCCTCGGTTAATCCCATAGCAAGTAACTCTTCTCTCGTCATAATCTACTCCTTTTACCGATATGTGTTTTTTACGGTGCAACACCACCGATTCGGTTGCTGATTTATTACGCTCACAGCGATTGCGAATTTTTGATATAAAAAAGAAAAGCCTATTCAGCTCCTCTTGTTTTAACTACTTCAGTTTGCTTTGCTCTCAAAAGTCCCATTGCACGTTCTTTTTCAGTTTCAATATCAATCTGTTCCTGTGTCTTAAATATGGTGTCCATGTATGGCTTGCTCTGTATCCAAACCTTTTCTGGATCTCCAAACAACCCACAAGTTGTAATCGCAATAAGTGGATGAACTTTGTTTTTCAACAGATAATCAAGCGCCTGTGCCTTAACGAGCATATTATCTGTAGAATTTCTGGTAATCTTTACATCAAAGTCTCGAACCGTCAAAGGTACATCCTTCGTTGTCTGTCCAATGATATTCAGTACGATTCTAGCGTGCTTCTTCTCTGCTTCAATCGTAAATGGCTCATCCAGTTTTGCCCGCTGTTCTGCAAAGTCCCATCCATTCCGAAGATATACCGCCTGTCCGGTATCACCACCAGTATTCTGTTGCCGGTCTGGCATTCCCTCAACGACAAGCACTTGCCTGTACACGTCATCCTTAGCAACTTGCGTCTGTTCCTGATTTAGTTCAGCAGTCATGAGTTTTACATCTGACTGAAAACCTTGCCCCAAATCCTTAACTTGGACAGCACCCACCTGACACATTTCTATGAATTTGTTCTTATCAATCTCACAGTTTTTAAATAACATAAAAGCTTGAACAAACTGTTCGATACCATTCATCCGGTCAGACTGCATTTTATTAATCTGGTCGAGAAGCGTAATCACAATCTCAATGTCGGAGAGCCTATCCGGATTATTCGGATATTCCACAATCGGAATACCATCAAATCCATTTATTTTTGCTTCAGTTACTCTCCCGCCTTTGATAACGAAATAATACTCTTCAGAATAGCACTGATAATACTGTTCGTCATTTTCATCTTTCAGAACCTGGATAGAGAGCATATCTGAATCGTCTTTAGCCGAATACACAACAATCGTATTCAGCGGATTCGGAATATGGATGCGGAACGGCACAATATCGGTTGGCTTTCCTTTAAGCGTTACCTTGTAGGCAGTTCCAACGGCACTCTGAAAGTTTCCAAGCTTGATATCTCTGGCCTGCCGATGAGCGTCCTTCATATAATCATTCAGTTTATCCACAGCATCATTGATTATCTTATCTGTTTTCCTGCTGACATACTGTATCGGCTCCCCATATGTTTGACTGGTGCTGAAGCGAACAATCTCAAGCGCATGATTCTCACATGCCCTGTTATTGATGTCCGGCCTCACCTTCTTTTCCCGGTAATGAATTGGCTGGTCACCCTTATAGTAATCATAAAGATACCGTATCGCTGGCCGATTGTAATTTAAAACAGAAATAGCTTTACCGACAACGCCAACGACATTTTCTTTGGTAATTCTATCGACATTCGTATATGCAATTTTTCTACCAAAATGCCCCTGGCATAAATCTATAAAACTACTTTTGTTCAT